GCTTCGAGAAAAGGCGATTCAATCCACAAAGGCGATCGTCGAAATCGAGCGAGCCAGCATGCGCGAGACGATCGCGCACGCGGACAACGTCAAAGAAGTTCGCGCTTTGATCGCGGAATACGACGAGCTCTCCAGATCGGCCAAACTGACCGAAGAGCAGAAGGCCCGATTGGAGCAAGTGATTAAGACGTTAAAGGGTGAATACCCGGATCTGATCGCTCAGTTGGACGAGGAAAATGTGTGGCATCTGAAAAATGTTGACGCGCTAAAGGAGTACGTTAACGGCGAGGAAAATCGTGTTAAGGCTGCCGCTAAAGCCTCCATCGAAACTCTGACGATCGCGCAGACGGAAGCGAAAGAGCGTGTCCGCCTCGCGGAAGAAACGCTGAAAAAGATTGAACAAATCGAAAGTGGAGAGTTGAAATCCGGACTTCCTGATTTCGGGTTCAAGAATCCATCTCCCGGTCTGGATAACTGGATGCAGTACGTCGTCGACAAGGAAAAGGAAAAGCTTCAGAACGAGATCAACGAAGGAAACTTTGCGATAAATGAAGCGAAGAAACTCATTGAAGACTTGTCTACGGAAAATTGGGATGAATTCAGGAGACCGAAGGATACAACGACAAATACGGATGACAAGAAGGGTAAATCCGGAAAGACAAAAACCCTCACAGATATCCAACAAGAGGAGTATCAAGCGTCTCTCAAATACATCCAGTACAAAAGAGATTTGAACCAGATGTCCGAAAAGCAGGAACTCTCGGCGCTCGAGCGGCTAGAAGAGCGGTATAAGAAGAATAGTGAAATCCGGATGGACGCTGAAGTGCGAATCTACAAACTCCGAGAGCAAATGAACAAGGCCTCGTTTGATGCATCTACCGAGTGGATTGAACAGGAAGAACGTCGGATGACCTTGGCGGGGAAAACAGAAGACGAGATTACGAAAATGAAACTTGCCGCATGGACTCGGGTTCGCAATCGATATCAGAAGGATTCGGAGTTGTACAAGCAGGCAGACACCCAAGTCTATCAAGCCAAGGTGGCACTTATTAAGGCCGCGGCGAAGGCGGAGGAAGAGGCAGCTAAGGAGCAGGAGAAGCGCAACAAGGAAACGACGAAGAAAGCTATGGATGCGATCGAGAAGGCCAAGAAAGCGGAACTGGCTGCTTTGGACGAGCGGAAGAAGGCAATTGAGGAATTTTACCGCGACCAGGAGCGAATGATCGATGACAAGGAACGCTTGATCGAGCGAAACGACCTTATCGCGGAAATGGAGAAATACCGTTACGCCACGTCCGAGAAGGGGCAGAAGCACTTCCTTGAGTTACAAGAAAAACTCCGCCAGATGGACGTTGAGGACCAGAAGCGCAGTTTGCAGGACGAACGAGACCAAAAACTCGAAGCCCTGGACAAAGAGAAACGCGACATTGAGACATGGTACGACGAGTTGAAGGAAGCGACCGATGACCTGACCAAGGACCTGACGAAGTTGTACAAACTGGCTGACGATGAGCGATTGAAGTCCTTCAAGGTCACGAATGCGCTAATCATCGAAGAGATGAATAAACTGCAGGCGCTCATGGCAGCCGGTACGGCTGTTAATGCCGGAAATGCATCTACGATTTCTCAGATGATGGCCAACTCCGAAGCGTGGAAGTCTGCTTCTGCGTCTGAGCGGAAACGTCTTGAAGAAGAAAACAACCGGCTCGGAACGTCTCAAGGATGGATCCGGAAGCCGGACGGCCACTGGTACACGTCGGACGGAAAGCAAGTTTACCATACGGGTGGATTCGTGGGGGAATCGAATTTCAGATCGGAGAGTTATCTGATGCCCGACGAAATCCAGGCGATCTTTAAGCGAGGCGAATTGGCGTTAACCCCGCAACAGATCGGCAGCTTTGTAGGGGCGGGAAGTGGTCAAGCGATATCGATCGGGAAGATTGTCGGAGTTGAACTGAACGATGTCGTGCTTGAGGACGAAATTGACCTGAGATCCTACGAGAAATCAGGTGGGAATGAAGCGGTTGAAATCTTGCGCCAGCAATTGAGGGGGGGCGGCGGTGTTGGCTGATGGATTCACATTCCGGGGGCAACACTGCTCCCTTTTTAGCGTTAATCTCTTATCCTACAGGATCAACGATCCGGATATACGGGAGTATGAGGACGAGGCAGACGGTCGACCCGGGACGCTGGACTATGGAACGGAGTACGGCAAAAGATCGATTGACCTCAAGATTGATATCGTTCCCGATGCCACGCCGTTCCGACTTCGGCAATCGCAAATCTATAACTGGTTAAAACCAACGTCGCCGGCCGGAATCCTCGTTTTCGACGAGATCCCGGACCGGTTTTTTTATGCCAAACTGACCGGACGTCTGAGTCCCGAGCAATTTAACCGTTACGGCACATTTGACCTGACGCTTAAATGCACTGATCCGTTCGCATATGGCCCGGAACGCATCCATGAATCGATCATAACGGCATCATCGACACCGATCGATATCCAATCCTTTGGGACCGAACCGACGCCGCCTTTAATCGAACTGACGAACACCGGATCGACGACGATTAACCGTTTGAAGTTGCAAGTCGAATATCAAATCGAATAGGAGTGATCACCATGGCAATGGCAGTTAGCAATTTCCTGGCGACCGCGCTGCTGAATCAAGTTTTCCGAAATACGGCTTATACGCGTCCGACGACTGTTTACCTTGCGCTTTATACCTCCAATCCAACTGCGGCTGATACGGGAAATGAAGTGTCTGGCGGGTCTTATGCAAGGCGTCAGGTGACATTCTCTGCTCCCGCGGTTGTTGGAGGGAAACAAACGATTACTAACACGGATGACATCGCATTCCCGACTGCTACAGCGGATTGGGGCAACATTACGCACGTTGGAATCAGGGATGCGGTAACAGGCGGTAATTTGCTCTACTACGGAGTTGCGGATAATCCGAAAACAATTTTGAATGGCGATGTGATTAAGTTGCTTGCGGGATCGCTTGCGGCTAATTTGAACTAAGGCGGGGTGTGAGATGGCACAACAACCAATGTATCCCGGTATCATAAACAGTCCGCAAACAGAGCTTGCCACCGCTATTGACGATATTCAAACGACTGTAGAAGTGACTGACGCGTCCAATCTTCCGGACGGTCCCAACCTCGCAACAATCGGGAGTGATGAGACTGCCGAAACTATTCGTTATACTGCGAAAAGCGGAAATGAACTGACGGGAGTCGAACGTGGTTTTCAAGGTACAGCTAAGGCGTGGGGATTGGGGAGTAAGGTCGCACGTCTATTCACGGCATATGACCATGACTCGGCAAGGTCAAATATTATTGATTTGGATGGGCGCGTTACTGAACAAAAGGCGGAAACTGTGACTAACATCGTTAACGCAAAGATTCGCGGAATGACAGGAGACGGAACGACGAACGATTACCCGTCATTGGCCGCCATCATAACATCGATCGGGAGCGCGAGAACAACTATCCTTTTTGTTCCTGGAACATATCGGATTTCATCGAATATTACGATTCCGTCGAATGTCACGTTGTGGTTTCTTGATGGCGCGATGTTGTCTCCAGATTCGGGAGTAACCATTACAATTAACGGTGGCATCCAAGCGGACGTTTATCAAATATTCATTGGATCAGGTTTGTTTAATGGATCTCCACGAATAACTGAGGTCATCCCTCAGTGGTACGGTGCTGTCGGTTCAACAGGGGTCGATAGTACATCGGCTCTACAAAAGTCGATTGCATTCTGTAAGGCTACGAAAAAGCCGTTGAGGTTAGTTGGCACATATAAAATAACCGCTGAGTTGGTTATCGATTTTCCAATCGACCTTTTCGGTGACGGCTATGGTCGATCCGCATTATACACGGAAAACAATATTCCGATGCTCACCTTTGACACCGACTTGGGGGCTATTTACTACGGAAGTGTACGAAACATTGGCTTTATCGGAAATGTTTCCGGCACACGAACAAGTAATGCTGGAATTCTCATTAAAGGCACAAGCGCCGTTAAAAACTACTTCAACTTTAACACGTTCGAAGATCTGATCTTCACCGGAGTTTATTATGGAATAAGGTCCACAAAATCATCTGGTGAAGCAGAGAATCGATTCAATTGGAATTCATTTGCCGGGCTGAAAACTGCGAACTATGGTGCTTACAATGTAGAGTATGGCCTCAAGTTCGACTTTGGTAGTGGTACGGGAAACGTGTTCGAAGGACTGAACATGGTTGCAACTACAAGCGGTATCGAATGGGGCGGGAGTGGAGACGAGAATATCGGCGATATTACTATATCTGCGTCTCAATTCGGCGGCGGCGGGAGCGGTATCAAAGCAACCAAAGGGGCTACTAATTACGGTTCCAACATCACCATTACCGGATGTCAATGGGACGCCGGAGTCGTGTATGGGGTCAACTTTACGAATATGTCAGGATTCTCGATAGAAGGTTGCCGATGGGGAGGGGCGACATCACATAGATTCGAAGGATGTTCGGGGTATTCTGTTACCGCTGCTAGAAACATCGAGAGTGCATTCGGAAATCAGAAGTTTGTCGCGTCTAATTCTACGACAGATTTATTCGAGATCCTATTCAACGCAGCATACGAATGCGCTTATGTCGAGATTACAACCTTTGCACTACTTCAAGGGGTTGGCGGAAGAATAACAAGAAGCACATATCTATTAAGCTATGATGGATCTGGTATCGCGGTTACTCTTGTGAAAGAGGACAAGACGGGAACAACCGGCAACCAAATAAATCATGTTACGACTTCGAATGTTAGTCCGTTTAAGATATCCGCCCAACTCCAGGGTGCAAACGCTAGTAACACGAATGTTTATACTCAATTAAGAATTACAGGTAACAAGTACAAAGTTACACCTCTGTAGGAACATTTTGTGCAACATTTACATTTAGTCCCTTTGTGCTAAACTAGCATCAAGGAGAGTGGAAATATTGCCGAAAATGAGTGCGATTCGGAAGGTGTTGGACGAGCTTTCCGAAGAAAGTAGTATCGCGAGGGAATGGAGCAATAATGATATTGCCGTTAAACAAATCGCAATAAGCTACGACGAGGTATGCGAGGATACTGGAACAAGACTTAACTTGGGAGGCTTCGTAGCACACTGCATAGAAACTGAGATACTATCTCGAAAAATCGAAGAGGAACTAGGATAGAGCCTGCGGATAATTCCGCCGGCTTTTTTTCTTGGGATATTGTTTTCGCATGAAAAAGGCCCCGGATCACTCCGGGACCAGTTCTAGAATATCGGTTATTTGGCATTCCAGCACTTCGCATATTTTGGCCAAATTTTTGAGAGGTAAATGCTTCGTCTTGTTGGCGCACATTTCGAATATGGATGGCTGCCGAATGCCGGTTAATCGCGACAATTCATTTTGGGACATATTCCGCGCCAAGAGCAACGAATCGAGTTTGATGATAATATTCACAGAATCCCTCCGACAACTTGATACGAATAACGTATAACACTATACTAGAGATAGTCAATACGAAAAACGTATAGTTACGGAGGGATCGACATGCAGGCAGCAGGCGAAAATCTATTGTCTCAAGTCACTCAGTCGTTGTACGCGATCTGTCCAACCGTCAGCATCCCAGACGTTCAAGCTAGGCTATCGGAAATCATCTCTCAGTTTGATATTAAACGGATCGAGGCTGAAGAGCCGCATCCAGACTTGACGGAAAAGATCGAACTGTTTCTTTCCGGAAAGAGACTCGAAGGGCTGTCATCGCTGTCACTGGATGGATATGGGTTGCATCTGCGGATCTTCTCGGAGCACGTGAAAAAGAAGGTAGAAGCGATTACGACGGCAGACATTCGTGTATACCTCGGGAGATTTCAGCACCAGAAGAGCGCGACACTGGCGTCCAAACTGTCCGTGCTCAAGTCGTTCTTCGGCTGGCTGGCTGCAGGGGACATTATTCCGAAAGACCCTACATCCAAGATAAAGCCGCCGAAAAAGGAAAAGCGACTCCCGAAGGCGCTGACAATCGAGGAGCTGGAGATGATGCGCGAAGCTTGCCGGACGATTCGCGAGCGGGCATTGATCGAGGCTTTGTACGCGACCGGTTGCCGCCTATCGGAGGTTCAGCAGTTAGACCGATCGGACATCGACTTTACGACGCAATCCTGTCGCGTGATTGGCAAGGGAAACAAGGAGAGGGAAGTTTACTTTTCATTCAAAGCCATTTTCCATTTGAAGAAATATTTCCTCTCACGTGGAGACCGGGACCCAGCCTTGTTTATCACTGAACGCCGGCCATTTCGCCGATTATCCAAGCGCGGCATTCAGCGGGAAATAGGTATTATTGCAGAGCGTGCAGGACTTCAAAAGAGAGTTACACCGCATGTCATGAGACACACGTTCGCGACACTGACGCTGAACAACGGCGCGGAGCTGGTGGCTGTGCAGGAATTGCTAGGACATGAAAACCCGGCGACTACACAGATTTACGCTTCGATCACCGCAGAACGAAAGCGAGAGCAGCACAGAAAATACCTCGTTCAATAAGCCCCCTTATGGGGCTTTTTTCATTTGAAAGGAGCTGATGCTCCATGTTTAACCGTGGTTCATTTAACCACTTGCCATTCAATCGATCATTCTCGGTTGATATTCTATTTTCAGCATCACTTCAAGGCGAAGGCGGTTTATATGCATATCCCAATGTAGAGTATGTGGCAACCGTCACAATGCAGGGCGAAGGCGAGTTATCAGCGGCATACATTCGGGAATATATCGTTAGTGCTGTCCTGCAAGGTGAGGGTGTCCTAACGGCCAATGTAGTCCGGGAGCGACTTTACTCAGCATTACTTCAAGGAGATGGAGAACTCAAGGCCGCGGCTAGCAGGTTCCATATAGACGAAATCGAGGTTCTTGGACCGTTCGCCCCGGGAGACAAGATTGTAATCGACTCAGCAAAACTCCTTGTCAAGAAAAACGGCTCTGCAATTGGATATGAAGGTGAGTTCTTCAATCTCAACCCAGGCGGCAATCACATCGTCTACACGGACACTGCAACAGGACGTACCGTTCAAATCCGCATCACACATCGCGATTGCTTTATCTGATTGGAGGTGATTACAATAGCCAGAAAATTCGAATCCCGCCTTGAGCTTCATGTCGGTTCAATTCGCCATATCCTCGCTGCCGCATTTCAGGTCAGAGTGCGCGAGGTGGTAAACGGGGAATATTACGTCCAGTTCATTTACCCGCGTGAGGACGGCGATACGGAGCGCTACACAGCGTTGCTTGAGGGGCATGACATTGTGTTCCCTCAAAACATCGAACGCGGACAGAGCTTCAGGATCCGGAGGGTCGAAGAGGTCCGGGAAGGCCGAAAAGTCTATAAAGTTGTCGAGGCGCATCACATCGCCTTTACGCTTAATAATTATTACCTTGACGATTATATTGACTTTGCTGCGGGCCGAACACTTGAGAGCATGTTGACGATGCTCGGTAATGGAACGCCCTTCACCTTCGCGGTTGAAGGGTCTTTTCCTGCTCAAGACATTTTCGATTGGGGCGAAAAGAATCGCTATGACCTCCTGCAGGAGTTGCGGCAGCTGTACGGCGCGGAGATCGCTCATAACAATTACACGATTACCCTAACAACACGCAAGGGCGGCAACTACGGAGCACGGGTTCGGTACGCACATAACATGAAAGGTATACGCCGGACAAGTCACGACATGGAGCGCATTACACGATTGTACGGCTACGGCAAGAATGGCCTAACAATCGAGGGCTACGGCGGCAGGACGGTGAAGTACATCGACTCACCTTATCTGGATCCGTCAAATCCGTTTATGGGGTCCATGGAGTGGCCGGACATCGATGATCAGGGCCGGTTGCTGCAGGAGATGGAAAAGTATCTCGCGAAGTACGAACTTCCTAACGTCTCCTATTCGACCGATTTCGTGCAAATGGAAAAGGTTGATGCAGACTTCGAAAGCGAACGGATCCGAGAAGCCGGCGACACAGTTACAGTGTTAGATACGGACCTTGGATATTCCTTCGACGCCAGAGCTATTGAATTCGAGCGGTATCCATTCGAACCAAAGAGAGGCAGCGCCATTCTCGCCAACTTCCGGCCGATGAAGACTTCGGACTATATCTTCCAAGCAACGGTCGCCAGCAAAAAGGCAATCACCTACACGTCCGAAAATGCAGTGCTCAAGGGCGTGAAGTACGACGACTCTCTAACCCTTGTCGATGGGCTTGGGATGAAGGTAACGGACGACC